GAACTCTAAGTCCAACTGGTGGAGGAATTGCTTATCCATCAACTGGTTTTGTAAGACTCGATCCTTCATCTTTTCCTACTTACAGCGGAACAAGAACATTCAGTGCAGGTGCTACCGACCTTACCTCTTCTGAGTTTAATGTTTATTTTACTAATTCAACAACTATCACCGCTACTGGTGCGTGTTACTGGGAAGTTGTGGAGTATAACTAATGGGTATACAAGTGTTTCCTGCATCTTCTGGTTCAGCAATTAAATCAATCCAACGTGGGTACGCTGCCTCTGCTGGAACAATTACTATTTCTGCTGTTGATACTGGTAAAACTTTTGTAAAATCATTTTCGGCTGGGTCATCTGGTTCTGTTGGTATAACAGGAACATCTTCTGGAACCTTAAACCCTAGTGGTGGCAATACTGGAGTAACATCATCAAACAATTCAATGCAAAATGGTTCTTATCCTAATTATACTGGAACAAGAACATTATCTGCTGGTGCAACCAGTTTAACCACTAAGTTATTTGGAATATCCCTCACAAATTCAACAACTATCACGGCTACAGGAGCGTGTTATTGGGAGGTTGTTGAGTATGCTTAATAAAAATATAAAAAGGAGAAATAATGAGTAATTGGATACAGTTAAAAGATGGTGTAGCATTTGCTAATGTTGAATCCCAGAACCCAGTTGGTAATTCTATTCTAATGGATTCTAGCGTCAACTGGAAAGATGTTATTGGTAAGAAATATCAAGATGGTAATTGGGTAGAAGCACCACTTATTTACTTTGTTGAAGAGTCATTTGAAAATAAAGTAATTCGTGTTAACTCAACAGTTTTCTCATCAGATGTTACTGGACCAATTTGTTCTAGCGAAGTTAATCCATTCTGGATTATTGAAACAGATGGCACTTTTTCTCCACCAGCAACAATAGGTGATGCAACCATTTATGATGAAGGAAGATTTCCTAGAATAGTTGAAGAAGATCAAGAAGTTTTATTGCCAGCAGAAGAAACAACAGAATAAATAATTAAAGGGGATAATGTGGAAATTACATTTACTAATGTAAGTTCTTTTAAGGATATAGAAAAACCACAGCCTGCGGCAACTTCTCCCACTTCTCGCCGCCTTAACCACTAAATATCATAAAAACAAAGAAACCCCCAAGGACAAAATCCAAGGGGGTGTCTTTTTGTTAAATTTTATACTTTACATGGATATTTGTTGTACCACTCGTGATACCGTTTCCCATTTAGGGATGACCATGATGACCAATCTGTTCCGCTCTTTGTCATGTGAAGCGCCACCTGTGCATTAGTAACTGGGTTAAATAACTCAGCGTTTGAACTTAAGTCAAACTTCTCTCTGCGATCTGGACCTAGTTCGCCTATCATGTTTATTTGAAACATGCCATATGAACTATCTCCAGTTTTTAAATTACCATTAAAAGCAAGTGGGCGACCATTGGATTCAGCCTTGGCGATTGCACAAGCAGATCGTAAAGCCTTTCCTTTGAAGCCTACCGTCTTTAATAGTTCAACTAACTGCCCATCACTTAAGTTATGAGCATTTTCGTACTTCTCTAACATTTTCTCCTTAGAAACCAAAAAAGCCCCTTTGAGGGCTGATTCTTTTTCTACTGTAGTTTTTATTAGAGTTTTAGTTTCAAGAGCGTTAGCGGCATTGCTAAAAGGTGCAATTAACCCAACCATCGCTATCAAACCTAACCAAACCCCTGCTTTATTTTCTCTCATTGTATATTACCTCCTAGAGCAAAATAACTACCTTTCGGTAGCATATATTAATTGTAGCACGGATTTGTTCTGAAAAGCAAGTTTTGATGATATTTTATTTAATTTCTTATAATTGCACGCTAGGAAGTGGTATAATAATAATTACTATGGCTACTGGCGCAACTACAACTTATGATTTACCATACCCGCTTTTATCTGACCCTGTAAATGTACACGGGGATATTCAGTCATTAGCAGAACAAATTGAATTAATCCTTCCAAGTTTAGGATTACCTTATGTTACATATGAGGTTAAAAATTCTAGCGGGGCATTAATTACAAAAGGTGATCCAGTATATGCAACAGGATATTCAACTAAGACTACAGTTGCAAAGTCTGTTTCTGGAACGTTAGCAACATTTCCAGTTCTTGGTTTAGCACAAACAAATATTTCAAACGGCAGTGATGGAGTTGTTATTGTTTCTGGTATTTTTGCAGGTACTGCTGACATTCCATTAAACACATCATCATACACCGCTGGAAATATACTCTATGTAGGAACTTCTGGAGGTCTTACTGCAACACAGCCAGCAGACGGCTCAGGGGCTGTAGGAGTTGTTTTAAGATCAAATGCATCGCTAGGTGTAATAATTGTTGGACAGCCAAAGGGTAACGGAACCTGGGGATCAATGAAAGCAGGGTTAGCATAATGACATCATATAGAACACAGGGAACAGATTCTTTTTCAATTGGATCAGCCCCACCAACAGTTTTATGGACAATAGTCCGTGGAGATACCTCGGCATTTAGAGTTTATGTTACAGATGAAAATCGTGATCCATTGACAATTTCTGAATGGGATATTTCAATGGATATCGCTAGAAAAACTGTTAATAATAACGTAACAACTTATCCAGTAATTGTTTCACTAACCCCAGAGGCAACAGTAGATGATAATGATGGAGAGTTTACAGTAGCCCTTTCCTCTGGAGAATCAGAAGATCTTGAAACAGGGGATATTTTTGATATTCAACTAGATGATGGAACTAGAACTTGGACGGTATGTAAAGGAACAGTCACAGTAATTGAAGATGTAACTGGTCCACAAGAAAGTTAATCATGCCAGTTAAAAATGTTACGCTAGTAGATAGACTTAATGTATTAGTAACACCAACTAAGCAATCATATGCATCAGTTAAAGGAATCTATCCCTTTAAGGTTAGTTTTAAAACTTTGCCATACTCAGGTCTGTCTAACAACAATGCCCCAGGAATTGGCATAGCAGTCATTGGCAGTACTTTTTATATTTTATGATATAATCACTTATATGGCTATCGTACCAATTACCACGCTAAAGACAAAATTTGAGTCTGGAGATAGACCTACTGGACAAGATTTTGCAGATCTTATTGATACCACTTCATACCGTGCAGAATCGCTGGGTGGAGATGGAAATAACTCAGCAACAATAACAGGTATTGAGACAGCCACGGTATTTGACACAATTGATACAACTGTATGGAGAACAATAAAATATCTTATTCAGGTTTCACACCCATCTACAAGCGTATACAAAAGCACAGAAATAAACATAGTTTTTGATGGAACAAATCAAAATATAACAGAGTTTGGCACGGTATCCAATACAACAAACGCTATTGGAAATATCACTGCTAACTTAAATTCTGGTATAATCAGTATGACGGTAACACCAGCACTATCGCCGATGACCATTCGATATTATCGAACTGGTTTGAAGGCATGACCCAAAGGAGCAATAAATGGCAACAGTAGACAAAGCCTTTAGAATTAAAAATGGCTTAGTGGTTGAGGGTGCTACGGCTACCGTCAATACACATGATGTAATTACAAAAGAAATCTTTGACGCAAAAGGTGACTTGCTAGTTGGTACAGGATCTAACACTGGCACCAGAGTTGCAATAGGAACAAACGGATATGTTCTTACTGCAGATTCAGCAGAAACAAATGGCGTTAAGTGGGCAGCAGCCCCAGCAGTCGGATCATTTGAAACTTCAATTGTATTCGAAGGTGCAACAGCAGATTCATTTGAAACAACACTTCAAGTAACAGATGCTACAGCAGATCGTACAATTACATTTCAAGATGCAACTGGTACAGTAGCACTTACTTCAGACATTCCTTCAACAGCAGGAATGGTAACTGAAACTGGAACACAGACTCTTACAAACAAAACACTTACAAGTCCAACAGTTTCAGGTTTATACCTTTCAGATTCTTCAGTAGTTTTTGAAGGATCTACTGACAATACTAATGAAACAACTTTAACAGTAACTAATCCAACAGCAGACCGTACCATTACTTTGCCAGATGTATCTGGTACTGTAATTACAACTGGTGATTCTGGCACAGTAACTAGCGCAATGATTGAAAATGGAACTATTGTTAATGCAGACATTAGTGCATCAGCAGATATTGCTCAGTCTAAGATTTCAGGTCTTACTACTGATCTTGGAAACAAGGCTTCATCATCAGATCTTACAACTCACACAGGCGCAACAGAAGCACACGGTGCAACAGGTGCAGTAGTTGGAACAACAAACACTCAAACCCTTACAAATAAGACACTTACAAGCCCAGTGGTTTCAGGACTTACACTTTCAGACGCATCAATTGTTATCGAAGGTGCAACAGGAAATGACTTTGAGACAACACTTACAGTTACAGATCCAACTGGTGACCGTACAGTAACTTTCCCAGATGCTACAGGTACTGT